ATCTTGGGATTTTGATAACCCTTTGGTGGTTAAGCTGGACAAATACGAAAGCCCTAGAAGTTTGAACCAGAACGCTATGTCGCATATTTGGTATAGGGAGATAGCCACAGAAATGGCAAAGAAAGGCCACAAGATAGATCACTCAGAACCAGATCAGGTTTGGAAGCTGTGGCTTAAAAAGCGGTTTCTTGGTGTTGACAGTTACTCGATAGGCAACCAGCACATCCCAGAGCAGGTAAAAAGCACCAGCAAGTTATCCAAAGGCGAAATGGTACACTTTTTAGATAACGTGTATCATTGGGCTAACAAGCAGGGCATTCGGTTATCAATACCCGCAGAGAGTGAGTATGCCGAACTACAAGCCAAGCAGGACAATTGATGCATAAAGTAGACCCAAGGGTTTTGAAGGAATTTGCAACTACAGATAGGCATCACGAAGTATTAGATGCTGTCATTACGGAAGGTTCAGCTAACAAAGCGGCCAAGTATTTGGGTTGCGGTCGGCGAGTAATCGACAAGATGCTTTCAAGGCTAGAAAAGAAGGCGGCAAGTCAGGGCGTATCACCGCACAGAGATTTGACCCATCAAACAGCAGAAGGATTTGAAGCCAAGCGCATATCTACTGCTTACAAAGATGACGGGTCTGTTGCTTTGCAGTGGGTTATTCAAGAGCCAGAAAAGCGCGATATAAGGGCAAAAGTAGAGGCTGTAGTTGATGGCCTTACTGACGAACTAAAGGGATTTAAAAAGGCTGTAAAAGCCCCTGCAAAGGTAAATTCTGACTATCTAGCGATGTATATGGTAGGAGATCACCACTTTGGAATGCTTGCAGACTCAGAAACTAAGATGGATGATGACGATTGGGACGTTAAGATAGCTACGCAGATATTAATTGACGCAACTGAAAGGCTATCCAAACGAGTGGGTGATGCAGAGATTGGCGTTTTGCTAAACGTAGGCGACTTCTTTCATGCCGACTCAAGCAAGAACGAAACGACAGCGGGAACTAGGGTTGACGTAGATACTCGCATTGGTAAGACGTTTAAACTGGCGGGGCGGTTATTCCAGATTCTTATTGATAAGATGCTAGAGATTCACAAAAAGGTAGTTGTGATTAACGTGCGCGGCAACCATGATTCTGACATGGCTTGCCATTTATCCAGTTGCATTGATCTACTTTACAGTGATGAAAAGCGGGTAAGCGTATTGCCTAATTATTCCAAGTTTATACATTATCAATGGCACAACAATCTTTTTGTTTTCCATCACGGCGATAGAATAAAGCCAGAGCAGATTCTGCAAACGGTGATAAAGAATCTTGATGATGAATGGGCGCAGAGTAAAAATCGCTATTGTCACATGGGGCATATTCACCACCATGTCGAGCGAGAATATGGGAGCATGTTATTTTCCGCTTGGGGTAGCCTCACCGCAACAGACCAATGGCACTCAGATTCGGGATACGGGGCAGAGCGATCAATGACTGCTGTTGTCTATCATAAAGATAGCGGTGAAGATTCACGAGTTAAAATAAAGGTTGGAAAATGAGCAATGTTTTTAAATTTCCTGAAAGCGGTATCAAACTTATTCGTCTTTATTGTGATGACTGTAACAGCCCTCTTCAGTATTGGGTTTCTGATGATGGGGATAGTTACGGCCTATGTCACACTTGTGACCTTCATCAACCTGACGAAGTTATCCTCACTCTTAAAAAGGTTCATTGATGAAAATTCTAGACAATCAGGTGGGGGGCGATCACTACCTGAAAAAGAAAATACAGCCAATTGAATACATCATGGCTAATAAATTAGATTTTTGTGAGGGCAATATTGTCAAGTACATAACGCGCTGGCGAGATAAAGGGGGCATAGAGTCATTGCGGAAGATAAAGCAATACGTTGACTTTATTATTCAGGAGGAACTTGATGGCCAAGAGGAAGAAGTCTACCGTAGCTCAAGAAGCTGAAAAGGCGGCAAAGCTACTACAGCGACTTGTAAGGTTGAAGGCAAGCGATGATAACGGATACTGCCAGTGCGTCACCTGCGACAAGATAGATCATTATAAGAATATGCAGGGTGGTCACTTCATCCCTAGAGGCCGCACTATCTTTAAACTGTATGAACCCAATATTCAGGTGCAGTGCCCCTCTTGCAACCTCTGGGGTATGAAACAAGCGCACTACGTACTAAGGTACAGGCAATGGATGGTTGATTACTATGGCGAGCGCAGAGTAAAGGCTATGGAGCGTTTAGCTTGGAGGGCATCGCCTAAGTTTAACAGAGAAGAAGTAATCCAGTTTGCTCGTGAATTAAAGGAACAGATCAAAGATCAGGAGTGGCGCATAGGTGAAATGTAGCGCAGTAAAGTGTCGTATTTTTGAATTTATACCCGCAAATTTTTTTTCGTTCCATATAAGAAAAAGTTATAAGCAAATTCTTTTTATTTCATAATGATATAAACAAAAAGGTTACTTTTGTCTAATGATCTTGTATTGTTACACCTCAATCAATCAATAAACAAAAGGTTATTAATTATGAAATTAGGTATAAATACAGCTTCTTTAGTTAACTATATGTACTCTCGCTACGATCACGAAGAACTAGAAATTAATGTTGGTGATCCTGCTACCCTTACTGGGTGGACTGATCGTTATGCCGCTACAGTCATCAATCTATTTACCAAAGGCAAATACCAATACGTTGTTCTTCAGGCAGATCACGCCAAGATTGTTGGCGGGACTGGTTACGGTGATGAAGTCTACGAATATAGTCGTGATCCTGATGGCTCCAAGTCAACCTTCCGAATCGTTGACGGCTCACTAAAACCTGTTTACAAGAATCCAAATACAGGTCGTTATAAAGCTGGCAATGGCGGTGCTTTTATAGGTCGCAGGGAATCCTACCGCGATCCTTCCTTTTAGAACTTACCGCCCCTTCGGGGGCTTTTTTTTGCAAAATAGTTTAAATAATTGTTTACATTTATGGTTATGTTTGATAGTATATAACCTCAATCAATAAACAAAGGTAATAAATTATGACTAAATTCAATAAAGAAGATTTTACTTGGGACGGGATGTACCTCATGTATGCTGGGACTTACGAGGGACAGCCTACCATGGATCAAGTTCACCCAAACTGCCACCCTTCTTGGGTTGGTAAGCCAAAACCTGCTTTTATCGCTAGATTCAAATACGGCTACAAACCTTATAAAGCGTGGATTAACTTTCTTTGTAAAAAAACCGCTGTTGAAGATTATTTAGAATTATCGCAAGAATCAAGCCCTAAACAGGCTATGCAATACCTAGGCTACAAAGGCAAATAATCTTACCGCCCCCTACGGGGGGCAATCAAAAAACCAAGGGGAATAAAATGAAAATTAAAGTTGAATGTACGCTTGAGGTTGACCCAAAAGTAATCAAGCAATTAATGCAGAAAGGTGGTCTGGATGATGGTGAGGAAACCATTCAGTATTTTGTTAGGTCTAGTGTATTATCTGCTGGCGTAGGGGTTTTAGATGAGGCACTTTACAATGCGCATCTTCCAGATGCTGTTGATGTTATTAAAACCAACATATAAGGGGAACGCAATGAACAAATATTCACTTAGTTACAATCAAATTAAAGCTCGCGATGAAGCCGCAAAGGTCAGGTCAGAAAACCGCATAGGTTTTATTGGCGCAATAATCCTGTTTGCTTTATACGTCACTGTCTCAACTATGGGCTACAACGACTGTATAAATTTGGGAGTGTGCTAATGAAAAAAGCAATAGAAGAAAAGTTCCAAGAAATAGTTGCAGGACTGGAGTCTGAATATGTGCGCTGGGAAGGTGATCTTATTGACCTCACTGATACGCATAAAGATGCCTTTTGCTATTATTTTTTAGTGAATATGCCAAGTTGGTGGGATGACTGTCTCCCCCCTGTGATAATAAATGAGGCTGAGTTCTTAGATGAGCTGTATTGGAATTCAATGCAGACGCAAATATCATGCTTGCTTAGGACTGACATATATTTATACCTAGAGACTACCTTACGCGAACTTGTGCAGGAAGCGTATGATATAGTTTACGATGTGCAACCAGAGCCGTTTGCTGGCTATGCAAGAGGTGAGTGATGTCAAAAGTTATAGAGGTTCAAGATGCAATCCCTAGAGATGCTATAGGCGCACTCAACGGGCTTTATTATAAAATAGGCATGCACGGCAAGGCTTTTTACTGGAACGGCTCAGAGTGGCGAAAAAGCGATAAAAACGCTATTTTAGTGAAGTCTGCTATAGATGCTTACAGGCACAAATTTTCATTTTACAATCAAGGATAAAAAATGGATATTAAAAAAATGATAGATGAGGCGCATGAAAGTGCTGATAAGGCGATAGAAAAGGCGCAAGAAAATGCAACATCTTGGTATCGCAAGCCATGCAAAATAAGCAACGGGCAAGCCGCCTTAGTTGTGTTGGTAGCCTTAATTGCAATACTAGCATTTTAATTCCCCCCAAGGCCGAGGTTACTTTTGACCTTTTGACCCAGATTAGTCCACTGGGGAGCCGAAACGGACTACATACCATTTATGATATACCCTGCATGATAAACCTTCATTTCAGATCATAAACGATAGCGTGTAAAATGCGGCCTTACCTAACTCAGAGGCACCAATGATAATTTACATGATAGCTTTTATGCTTGTATCCCTTACCGCAGTAGCAGTAGACGATCTTTCTTAGTTTACATTTCCGTTAAAAACCATATACAATACCCCAACCAACTACAGTTCGGGGTGCAAAGTGGACTCATTACAAGTAACTTTACGCATAGATGAATGCCTATTCTTTGAATTGGAAGATCACCTTTTCCAGTT